ATTAAAACTAGCTGCCATTTTTTCGCTTTGATATATCGAACTAGCATAAAGAATTGCTTGCTCTCCGTTAGCTAATTTTTGATAATGCTGTATGACATCGCCCCAAACCATTTTCTTATTGAATTGATCATCAAGACCAGTCATATCAAACTCACCAGTTCGTTTAACGTTTAATGTTTCTGTTTGAACGATTTCAGGAGCATAGTATTTATAATGTGCTAAAAACTGATTTTCTATTAACCACTTCACATTAACTTTTTCGATTAATGTGTCATTTATATCTCCTAAACCACCTCCATTAATCCTCACTGGCGTTGCAGTAAATCCAACGACCTTCGCTTTAGAAAAGTGATGAATTATTTTTTTGTAACTATTTGCTAACACATGATGACTTTCATCAATTATGATTAACGAAGGCTCCGAAGTTTTGTTTAGACGTCTAACTATCGTTTGAACCATACCCAATTTGACGAAACTCATATCCACTTCACTCATAATGAGTGTGTTTCTGATTTGGTCAATCAACTCTTTTCGGTGTACTAGGAAAAGAACATGGTTTTTATTATGTGTTGTCATACGAATTATTTCCGATAAAATAACCGATTTACCTGCACCTATCCACAGGGAGCAACGACGCACGGTCTATTATATCCCTGTAAAAAAGCCCCCTTTACATCGTTTATAATTTCTTGTTGATATTCTCTAAGCTTTAGCATCAATATCACCGATTTTGAATAGGTCTTCTTGTTTGCAACCTTTTCGACTATCAATTTGATTTTTAGCAAATACAGCGTTGGTTGGTTGTAAAATAAACCCGCGTTTTTCTTCTTCTGAATCGTAAATTAATCTTGCTACTACGTCACATAGCCCCATCGCGTTTGTTAATATTTTATTAGAAATCTGTGGATAAGAACGATTGTAAATTTGTCCTTCTGGCGTTTGCCACTGGTCAGATGTTTCCCATGCAGTAATTAAAATATTTTTACCAAATGACTTCAAATATCTTATGGCATCAATCATCATGAATTGCATTTGTTGATAATTTGCCATAGATGGAACACGATTATTTTTCCCTTCTTTACCAAGCTGCGCTAAAATAGAACGTTCAAGCTCTGATATGTTATCAATTACAATGTTGTTATAGTTGTTTAAATAACTATCATTAATTTCTTTTAACAGTTGTGGAAAAGTAATAAATGGTGTCATTGTATCAGCGGTGACTATATCAATATTTTCTTGACCTTTCAAAACGCTGGTGGTCCTATCAATATCAACTACTAATGTTTTTCCTTCTAAAAATTTAATGGTGCTTGTTTTTCCTATGCCCGGCGCTGAATAGATAAGTCTGAGTTTATTTACATCTTGCAAAGTTGATGCGCTTTTTATTTCTAACAATGAAATCCCTCCCTATTTTTAACTGATACGTAAATGTTCCGTTTGAATGAGTGTTGCTCCAGGCACATCAATACCTTTTTTAAGATCATCTTTTAATCTTGTTTTATCTAATTTTTTCGGTTGCTCAACCAAGTAGGCAATCAGTTTGCTCTCGTCTTCTACAGCTACACTAGGGGGGCTTTTTCTGATTCCTAATGTAAATAGATTCGTTCTGATTTTAGGCTTGTTGGCAGTTTCCATCGCGTCCTGTAGGGATTGTTTTAATCGTTTGATATTGTTGTTGATTGTTGTTTTACGTTCCGACAATCGCTTGATTTCCGTTTCTAAAACAAGTGATTGACCTTCTAGCTCTTTAATAACAAATGCTACGTTTTCAGCTTTCGTTTCTAATTCATCATCAATGCTTTCAAGTGTATCTTTTAATAGTTCCGGATCAAGCTGCTCCGCTAGATTTAACAACTGTTGATATTTCCCTTGAATTGAATATAATGTTGACATTTTAATCATCCCCTTTCAAAAATGCTGTTGCGGTTATTTTATCTTTTGATGCAGAATACCACTTCACATTGTTTCTTTCGTCAAATTGTGGCTTATTTACATTAGATACAAACAACTTAGCTTTATCTATATCTGCATTATATATACTAAAACTTACTGCATCTGATTGGTCATATAGCTCATTTATTAATTTAACATCACTATTCACTTTCACTTTCTTGACTTGGGTTGCTGGTATGTTAAAGGATGAAAATCCGTCTTCATCTTCAACAGTTAGCAGACCACCATTATTCATCAGAACATGAAACTGCTCACCATCAACACACAATTCAGCTACACCACTTCGATCCTGTACCTCTATCTTATCGCCAGCAAAAATACTCATTTAATCGCCTCCAATTCATTTTTATAGTCCCACATATCTTGCGATAATTTATCCAAACCAATCGCGAATCTTTCTAGGTCTTTTGGTGTTTTAATGATTGATCTACTCAATTCTTTGCTTTTTCTGTGAAGCAAACTGTTTGCTTCGTTAATGATGATTTGTTTTGTCATTTTTTCATACCTCCTGTTTTTTTATTACTACTTCTAAAAACTTTTTAACTTTACACATAATAACCTGTTGTGAGATACTTAACGTAAAAAGGATGATTAGAAATATGATTACACCAAACTATGATGGTCAAATCAAAAAAGTGTTAACTGAAATACGAGATAAACATTTTCACGAAGATAATTCTTTTCCTGAATTATCAAGAAGTGATTTGATGGATTTATTAAATGATTGTGAATATCAAGGTTATCTGTCATATAAATCACAGAAACAAAAGCTAATTATTCCATATATGAACGGAGGATTTGCTTTACACCCATCAGCGTTTGTCACTCGTAACGGTCGAAATTTCATTGAAAAAGGAGATGAATCAATAGTAATGCCTACACATCAATTCAATATCAACAATGTTTATGGTTCTTCATTTGGCGATAATAACTCTGTTACAAATTACTTCTCCAATATTACTATCGAAGACTTAAAGCCACTTGTTGAAAGTATTGAAGACCCTACTGACAAAAAAGAAGGAACAGAGTTAATAAAGACTCTTGAGACAGAAGATATTAAACCTGGTTTTCTTAACCGATTTGACAAATTAGTAGGAAAATATCCAAAAATAGCTGAATTAGTCAGTAAAATTATTATATCAACCGTGTTTGGTAATTGAGGCAGATATTATCTGCCTTTTTTTCTACAAACACTACACGATTCATCATTCGTTTTCCCTCTCTTTCTTCCAAATTGCACATTCTAAATTTCTTTTAATATAATCAATATCCGTTATTTCTTTAAAATCCTCTTTTAATATTTTTCGATCAGATTCAAAATAAACGAACCCTGAGTTATCAAAGTCATAGATAACTTCTGTTTTACCTGCTAAAGCGTTATTTATATTAAAGTTTCTGAATGTCATATCCATGTTGTATTTTTGTCGAAGTTCTTCATATGCATTGATTAGCTCCTTGAATGACGTTTTTGGAGTCATCCAATCGCTTTTATATTTTTTGAACTTCGGCACCCACTCTGGCTTAAGCTCTTTAAGTGAATTTTTAGCAATAATTAAAGGCGTTCTGTTAATAGCTATATGTCCTCTTGCTTCAAATCCTAACAATTCAGTAACTTCATTCAAAAAGGCGTCTGTATCTTGATTGTATGTCTTGTCTAAATACTCATATGCTTTTGTACCTTTTTCAATGCTGTAATAGTTTGTCATTCGTCCTCCCTCTTCAACGCATTCACCATTTGTTCGATTTCTTCCTGCGTGTATCCTCTAATTATCGGAAATGCTTTTGTACTAGAAATCAAGTCCTTTTTGACACGTGCTATTTCTTCATTAATTTTCACTGTTTTTCCAGAGTTTCGACCACCCAATTTTAATTCGTATTTTTTCATTCCGTTCCCTCCAATAATTCCGGATTTTCGTGTATGTTTCCTATAATTTTATGATGCGTAGCTCTCTCGTAGCACTCATTAGTGTTTCTATGACCTAATCTATAGTCTGAATTCTTAAGAACAACTACAAAACCAGCTTCTTGAATGAGGAAAGCAATATACCCTATTTGTCCTTTAGAATTGATAACTATGTCCCCTTCAAAAATCTTCTTGCCGTTTTTGTCTTTTAAGCCTGTGTATTGACCAACTGTTTCTGGATCAACTTTTTCACTTCTAGATATATATACAAAACTTCCTACCTCATTAACGTCATACGCAATATATGCGTTACCTGATGCAAGAGGAGCTAGGAGTTTCCCATAAACAAATCCCTCTGCGCCAACTATTTTTCCTCTAAACTCAATGCCTCTCATGCTTCACCATCCTTTCAAATTCAGCAAAGATATAAACTCTATCACGATTTGCCTCAGGATAATGTACTACTTGAAACTGCACGGAAACTGGTCTTTTATTACTTCTGATGATGTATTCATTCAACAATTCCAACGCTTCCTTATCATCATCCACAAAAGATTTGAAATAAGTAGAAACATCAAATGATCTCATTCTTCTTCACCCTCCACTTCACCAGCCGCTTATATAAACGTTACGTTCATTTTCGATACAGCCTACTTCTTCTATTTCCGAGTGATTCCATCCGATGGTTAGCAAAATATCTGCATTTGCTGGAAGTTCTTTTAGTTCCTCTATTAACTCGGCTACTGTCATCATGCTTCACCCTCCACTTCTACTAAACTGACTTCTACTATTTCGTCAGAACTATTTAAAGCGCATTTATTTTCTGCTGTTTCTCTTTTTACAAATAAACAGTCTTTCGACAGATAAGCATCATACTGACCGTGAGGAAAATGTTTGTAAAAGCCATCTCGCTTGATTGCATACAAGTTTTCACTCATTGTCCTCACCCTCCAAATCCTCAACAGGAACAGCAAACTGCCAATAAGCGCCACCTTTATCCATTGCTTTTATTTCTTTTTCTGTGAATCGTGTTTTAAGCTCAGCAGTTTGACCACTACTATTTATAAACTGAATCCCGTCATTTCGTACATTGAGATAGCCAGATGCCCCTTCGATAAGTTGTACCCAATAAAGCGGTTCTTTCTCGACTTCGTAGCCGTATTTCATCTTAATAAGCGTTTCAATTGGATTATTACACGCATGATTCATGAAACTATAAAAATCACTTTCATAGTCTTGATCAGCCCACTCATATATATATTTCCAGATACTGTACTCTAAAGCGCATTTATACTTTTCATACCAATCAGCTACGCATTGCGGAACTTTTAAAACTGGAGCAGGAGAAAGTAATTCGCGTTCAGCAAACCAAATTTTCTTCTCACCTCCGAAATATACAATTTGATAGGATATATCATGATTAGTTGCTCTTATTTCATTAACTACACCTTGTGTCAATGTTCCTCCGTAAATAAACTCTACTTTATCGCCTTTTTTAAATCTCATGCTTGTTCCTCCTTGATTTTTTTAGAGTTAATATAATGCGAATAGGTCGCATCTGCTTCTTTTCGCCAACCATTTATCTCGTTTTTTGATTCCCTTCTATAATTGATTCTGTGATTTCTTATATAGTTTTTAACTAAGCAATAAGACAAATTCATTTCTGCTGAAATCTCTTTGATTGTGTACCCTTGATTTCCAAGATGACGAATCATTTTGTCATCTTCTTTAGACATGTGTTTGTTTGTCAGTCCTAACAGTACCTTTCTTGCCGCTACAGAGGCTTTTGTTCTTCTTAATCGTTCAGCTAATTGGTCATTCGACATAATAATATAATTATTTTTTAGTATCTCATCTTCTTTTTTGGTCCACGGACGCCTAATAAAAGAAACTGAAGAATCTCTTTTTCTTAACTTCACTAGTCTGTTTATAACTGCATCTTTTGTACGTCCTAAAAATTCGGCAGCTTTGCTAATATTGTCGTCGTTTTCATAAACAAAATACTCTAAATAAATATCCTCATCTTCTGTCCACTCCGAGTTTTTACTGATTCCAAGTCGCACCGCTTTGTTTTTTATTGAATGATAAGAGCGATTTAAAAAATTAGCTATTATTTCAGTGTCTACGTATTCGTAATTATTCTGTAAAACTCTGATTTCCTCATCTGTCCAATTTTTTCGCATCTAATCACCTCGCTACGCAATCTGCATCAAGACAGATAACATTTTTTGATCATCTTTCTTTTGTAATTCGTCTAACACATGCGCATAGGTTTCTTGTGTGACACCTACGTCAGCATGGCCTAATCGTGCTGAAATCGTATGAATCGAAACACCTTCTGCCAGCAATACGCTTGCATGCGTATGCCGCAATGCGTGAAAGCTAATCTGTGTAATGCCCGTTTCTTTGCATTTAGCAGCTAAAAAATTGTTGATAGTTGAATTGAATTGACGTTTGTAAGTGCCGTCTCCAAATTTTTCAACGAAAATGGGTTCATTTTCTGGTAAATCTTTTATAAGTGGTTTGAACTGCCCGACGATTTGCCAGTCTATTTTGATGGTCCTTTCTGACGACAATGTTTTTGTTTTAGCAAATCCCTTGTTATATTTGTAATCCCATGTCTTGTTGATAGATATAGTCTGTGCTGTCCAGTCAAAATCAGCAGGGGTAATGGCTAAAGCTTCGGCATAGCGCATCCCGGTCTTAGCTACTAGCAATACGAACCATCCGAAGCCAATTTGGCTCGTATCGAGTGATTTTAATAACTTCGATAACTCATCTTTCTGTAAAAATTTGCGTTTTTTCGCTCTTGTCGGTTCTGCACCTTTGATAACAACTCGGTATGTTGGGTCTTTATCTATTAATCCATCGTGAAACAAATCTTTAATGCACGCTTTCACATGATGATGAAAATCTTTAACTGTCTGTTTCTCATGTGTTTCAGCATAAACATTAATAATTCGTTGATATTCTCGTCTGTCAAAATCTGAGATAAAAAGTTTTGGGCATATATCTCGAAGTTGTTTTGCTGCATTATAATATTTAGCTAGTGTTATTTTTGCAATTGCTCCAACTTTATACACTTCGACCCACTCTTCAAAATAGTCACAAAATAGTATTTCTTTTTGCTTCTTAGTCATGTTCTCCCTCCTAAAAAAGTTTCAATTGTGATGCTTCTTCGTCCTCTATTTCTAACTCATTTAAATATCTATCAGCTACTGAAAGAGGGCTTTCTATATGTTCGATAACTGGTTCTATCCATTTATGAATATTAAATTCCTTCTCTACGGTTTCACTGTGTGGCATGATGTTGAAAGAACTAAAATTTAATAAATCGTCTTTATCGTTTTGAATGAAATACACTTGTTTCGCTTCTCTTGTTAGCGCATCCCCGTGAATAACTGTTGCGTTCATTCCTCTAATTAATAAATTGAAAAGAAGGAAAGGTAACGCACGATCTGATAATTCTTCACATTGATACAAATACATAGATGGTAGATAATCAAACGGCGAATATTTTAGGCAATCTTCATACCATTTGCAAATTGTTAAACTACCTGTTCCGGCAGCAACATCTAATCTTGTTCCGCCCTGACTGTCTGTTAATCCTCGTACCAGTTGTGAGGCAACATTACTTATTGCCGTTGGTGTAAAATCTTGTGCATATTTCTTTTTATTCGCATGCTCTTCTTCAAAATAAACATGAAACCAGTCTTTTTCTAAATGCGTATCATGTTGTAAAAACTGCTTAAATATCTCTTCTCGTTTTTCTCTATCAAACAAAATTTTCATTAGCGCATCTGACGCTTGATATGATTCTTTTATTCCGATTAAATTATTAATTGTTTCTGTTGTTAGTGTCATGCCTTCGCCTCATTCCTCAGTGTCGAAATCCATCATCCCAGTAATCATCAACTATCAGCGGATTTTCTACATTCATTCTCTATCATTCCTTGCAAGCAGCATTAATAGAAGTATCAAAGCAACAATCATTATTAATTAAGCCATTTAATATCAATCCACCGATTCCTACAACAAGTGCGATCAACACAGTCAAAGCTAAACAAACCAATGTGTATCTATCTGATTTTTCAATATATTCATTTCCGTTTTCATCAATACTTATTAGCCCAAAAAATCGTAATAACTTCATTTAAAAACCTCATTTCAAGAATATTTTAATCCACTCCGCTACAATATATGTGACTGATAATAATGCTCCGACTTGGAAACAAAACAGAAATATTAGTAGCTTACTTTCATGTTCATTTAAAAATTTTTTCATTCTCTTATCTCCACATCTGTGCTATAATTAATACAAATATTATTTCGTAACTCACAGTTTTAGTAAGCTCTAACTTACTATTTATAGCTGTGGGTTTTTCTTTTACCAATGTCGCTCAATCGAATTCGCAAATCTATGCTTGTACTTTGGTCTCTTCTTGTGTTTTATTTCGTAGTCTAAATGCCGAGATTGAAGCTCTGTGAGTAAATATTTACCCGTTGATTTAGGACAAAAATTTGGGTCATATTTTCGTATTTTGGCAAGTAATATTTCGACTTCATCAATCATTTTCAGACCTCCTTATATACAAATTTTTTAATCAGCCAATCATTTGCTTTTACCGCATCAAATGCCCACGTTTCACGTTGATTTTTTGTAGCCCAATTGCTAAATTCTGCAAGCTCTGGAAAGTCTTTTATGTTATCTAACCACCAACCGTAAGTTCTTGGACTAGCTTGTGCGAATTCTTCTAATGTCCAAACACCATACAAGAAATTTATAGCTCTATGTTTGTTCTTTACAGGACGACCCATTTCATTCGCTCCTTTCGTGAATTTCCAATTCTAAAATTTCAATGATGTTTTTTCTAACTTTCGACGCTTCACGCTTGCCGTTTATAATATCTGACAAATACGGATTGCTAATATTCAATGTCTTCGCTAAATCAGATTGTTTCATATTAATTGCTTTTAATTTTGCGTAAACCGCAACCGCAAAACGCTGATGTTCTACTGACATGTTTTTGCTCCTTTCTATAATTTGTTTAATAATCTTATGTGCTGTGCCGAGGCTTCTAGTCTATATTTTGGGTCAACATCTGAGAACATAATCTCCTCTAAAAAATCTAGTTGTCGATTGTATCGTTCTTTCTTGTCCAATTTGACAGTAGGTTCTTTTAGTACGGTGATAATACGTGAGGCACCTTGTCCTGAAATTTCAATATGTCCTCGGGATTTGAGTTTTGAAATGGTTACTTTTGCATGATTCTCTTGTATTTCACAGAAATTAGCGATATCTGAATTGGTTGCTTTAGGGTTTTCCATTAAGTAAAATATGATTTTATCGTTTAAAGTCATTATTGTTATCCTTTCTTGTTTAGTTTTTCACATGTTATAATTTATCGTGAAAGCGAGGTGATATTTGAAGTGAACTTTTTCATATACAAACGTCTTTTAACCGCAATGGTTTTTAAAAAGGTAAGAATAAAAGACACATATAAACATCTCGATATTATTATCGAAAATGAGTGGCTAAGTAGAGTGCCAGATGGTACATATAGTGAGGTCATGGAATTCCCTATGCCAAATTACAGTGATTATTATGTGATAACAGTAGAAGGCAAATCTCAATTGTTCACCTTTGAATCTAAGGTAGTGACATGGGCTATTTCAATATCTGCTCTTATAATCAGTGTTATAGCATTGTGGCGCTCTCATTGATTAACAGTGGACTATTTTATCAGGATCTGTAAATTACAACTATCAATGAAATTATCGAAACTATAAGCGAACTACGTGTCAATACGAATGTTATGAAATCGTGCCATTCTTCAATCTCTTCATTTGAGGGATATGGTCTTTTATTAAAGTTTGGTCTTTTAGGTATTTTCATTACATCATTCTCCTTTCTATCTAATTAGCTAATTATTTAGCATAATGTTGACAAAAATAATTCTATAGAGTACTATATACACATAGCTAAATAAGCTTTATCAAAAGCCATTAATCGTTGGGGAACGAGTTTTTATGGGGCTATTTGTTGACTTGTTTAGCTAAATAATTAGCTTATGGATATAGTATAGTATTCTTTAGAATAATAGTCAAGCTTTTTATTATTCTTTTTAATACTCCCATGAGTGTCGGTGGAGGAAATATTGGTATGACAACGTTTGAACGGGTTAAAAAATTGGCTGAGAAAAATAAAATATCGCTCAAAGAACTTGCTATAAAGTTAAATATGGGAGAAAATGCAATTTACTCTTGGAAAGTGAAAACACCTGGGGTGGATAAATTAAAAGCGGTTGCCGATTATTTTAACGTTTCTACGGACTATTTGCTCGGTAGAACTGACAACCCAATCATTGACTCCGACATCCCGCCGGAAGCAGCAACTTTGGCGGCACACATAGATCCTTCCGCAACCGAAGAAGACATGAAGAAAATACTTGAATATATTGATTTCATTCAACAAAAATACAAATAGGAAATGAGTTGGAAGTATGTGGTTAGATAAATACAGAGAGCAATATCCTGAATTAACCATCATAGAAGATACAAAAATGGAAAATTCTCACAAGGGGCTGTATTACAATAAACATATTTTTGTAAATCCGAATCAGAGCGATGTTGAAATGCGTTGCACGTTGGCAGAGGAAATTGGTCATCATCATTTGACCGTTGGCAATATTATCAAACAGGAAACAGTTAATGATAGAAAACAAGAAAAACTCGCTAGAAATTGGGGTTATGAGTCACTAGTACCTCTACGAAAAATTATCGATGCTTATTATGAAGGATTTACAGAATACTATGAAGTAGCAGAGTATTTAGAAGTGACAGAAGATTTTTTAAAACATTCTATTGAATACTATAAGAACAAATACGGAAATACAGTTGAATGCAATGGCTATGTAATTATTTTTAGAAGTAGCATTCAAATTATTGCTTGTTAGGTATTTACACTATTGTGTTTATATAAAAAAAAATAATAAAGGGAGAGAAATGAAATGATTGGTTTATCAGTGCTTATGTTAGTGCTAGGCTTTTTTGGACTAGTAACGGGAATCGTTCTTTTATGTATTAAAAGAACAAGAAAGGCTGGGTTAATTACTACAATATCATCAGTGATATTAGGGATAATCTTTACTATTGTTTTAGCTGTTGGTGGTTTTAATGCTGTTAAGGAAGGCGTATCTAAAAACACAACTAATGATTCTGTTTCTCAAGAAGATTCATATTCAGATGATAGCGAAGATAACTACAATGATGAATCTTTGAACACAGATGAAACAGAGTCTTTAAGCATAGGAGATGTAGAATCATTTAGTAATGAAGACGATGGAACCTCTGTGGATGTGAAAATAAAAGAGGTACAAAAGGTCACTCCTACAGCTGAAGATGAAAGCACCGGTAATTATTTTATTAAAGCCATAGTTGAATTTAAAAATACTGGAACAGTATCTTATACTGCTAATGCGGCAGAATTCTCAATATATGATGGAAACGATGAAAAAGGAGAAGTTTCTTCTAAAGATTTTATTGTAGAAGAAGTTGCACCTGGAAAAACTTATACCGGAAATGTATTTTTTGATGTGAAAAATGATGGACCATATGAAATTCATTTATATGATTCATCATGGACATGGACCGGAGAACATAATTAATTAAAAAATAACAAAAAAAACGCCCTCCCCGCACAGAGATAAGCGTTTCTAAATACACACATAGAGTATGCAAATTCATTTTACCATAATTTGCTATACCCTTCAAAAGAACATATGTTCCAAAAATAAACAGGTGGTGGTATTAATGAAGATAAAAAAATTAACAAACGGAAAATACGCCGTTCGTTTGCGCATAAAAGTCGACGGTGAATGGAAAGAAAAGCGTTTGACAGATACCAGTGAAACAAACTTAATGTATAAAGCATCTATACTCTTAAAACAAGTTCAGCATGATAGTAGTTCGTTAAAAGAATGGAACTTCAAAGATTTTTATACACTATTCATGAAAACTTTTAAAGATGGAAAAAGCAGTCAATCTACAATTAATTTATATGATCTTGCTTATAATCAGTTCGTTGATTATTTCGATGAAAAAATTAAACTTAATTCGATTGACGCTGTTCAGTATCAACAATTTATTAATCATTTATCTGCCGACTACGCAATATCCACCGTAGATACCAGACACCGCAAGATTAGAGCGATTTTTAATAAAGCTGTCCATTTAGGCTACATGAAGAAAAACCCAGCCATAGGCGCTCATATAAGCGGACATGATGTGGCAAAAACAAAAGCACAGTTTATGGAAACGGACAAAGTTCATTTATTATTAGAAGAACTTGCAAAATTTCATTCTATATCACGAGCAGTTATCTTTTTAGCAGTACAGACAGGTATGAGGTTCGAAGAAATTATTGCACTAACAAAGAAAGATATTAATTTCAATAAACGTTCTATTACAGTCAATAAAGCCTGGGATTACAAGTATACTAATACATTCATTGATACTAAAACGAAAAAATCACGTGTGATTTATATTGATAACTCCACCGTTCAATATTTCCAGTCTTATCTTACATGGCATACTGATTATATGAAAGAACATGATATACAGAATCCGTTGATGTTATTATTCATCACTTACCACAATAAGCCCATTGACAACGCGTCATGTAATAAAGCTTTGAAGAAGATATGTAATACAATTAATTCTGAACCAGTGACATTACACAAGCTACGACATACGCATACCGGCTTATGTGTAGAAGCTGGTATGGATATAATATATGTCGCGGATAGGCTTGGTCATGATGATATTAATACAACATTAAAATACTATAGTCATCTAAGTTCTAATTTGCGTCAACATAATCAGTCTAAAGTAGATGCTTTTTTCACACTAAAAACAGACGAAAACACCACAAATTTTGCCACAAATGCCACAAAAACGACGGAATAA